GTTATTATCACGGTATTAAAACCTTTGAACGGGCTACAGCGATAAAGCCGGCAGTGAATACAGAGGGATGTCTGCCGGTCATTGTCGGTACCGCGCCGATTAACTTAGCAACGGATCCAGCAGAGCCGAATACGCCGGTACTCTGCCGTCAGATGGCAGAAGCAGTAGCAGCATTCGGGTATAAACCGGACTTTGACAAATATAATATTGCAGAAGCAATTTATACATTTTTCTCTCTATACGGGGTGTCTCCGGTAATATTTATTAACGTACTGGATAAAACGAAACACAAAACATCTGTATCAGGAGCACAGATCACAGTTACAGACCATATGGCCATCATCAAAGAAGATGTACTGTTAGATACACTGACCGTCAAATCAGCTGATGCATCTGTCAAATTACAGGTAGATACGGACTACACGGCAGCCTTTGACGATAATGGAACAGTGATCATCACACTAGTTGCTAACAGCAGCCATTACGGCGATACGTCTATCACTGTTGCCTATGACAAAATCGATCCGTCAAAAGTGACTACGGCAGATATTATCGGAGGTATTGATTCTGTCACCGGAAAGGAAAAAGGCCTGGAAGTCATCAATACCATCTTTACCAAGCTGGGAGTTGCTCCCGGTATGATCGGCGCTCCAGGATATAGCGACAATTCAGAAGTGGCGGCGGTTCTTGCATCCAAAGCAGCCAGTGTTTCGGGATTGTTTAAAGCGGTTTCCATTATTGACGGCAGTACCACAGTTGCCAAGAAATATACCGACGTATATGCCTGGAAAAACAAAGCCAACGTTACCAGTAAATATCAGGTGGTCTGCTGGCCGATGGCAACTATGGGAACAAAAAAGCTGCATCTGTCTACAATTTTCATGGCTACTCAGGCACTCTTGACATATGAAAATGATGATATTCCCTATAAGTCCCCGTCCAATAAGACTGCGCAGATTGATGGACTGTGCCTGTCTGATGGAACTCCGGTAGAATTGGGGTTGTCATCTGCCAATTACTTAAATGGGAACGGCATTGTTACGGCCATCAATTTGTTTGGGGGATGGAAACTTTGGGGCAACAATACAGCTTGCTATCCGACTAATACGGATCCGAAAGACAGATTCTTCTGCGTGCGGGCTATGTTTAACTGGGATCAGCAGACATTTATCCGAACTTACTGGACTGATGTAGACCAGCCGATGATGAAACGGTATATCCAGTCCATCGTAGATTCAGAAAACATCCGCATGAATGGATTGGTATCCGCCGGCGTTATTCTGGCAGGATCCTGTGAGTATCGGGAAGCAGATAATCCGGCGACCTCAATTGTAGATGGTATTTCCAATATCCATAAGACTTTTATTCCACCGGTCCCGAACCGTGAGATTGATGTAGTCTATGAATTTGATTCTGAGCAGTATGCAGCTCTAATGATGGCGTGAAGGAGGTAACAGATTATGACAGAATTACCCAGCCTACTTGTAAATTTCCGGGTATATGACGGAGACAGCAATGATATGATTGGCGTCGCCGACGTGGAATTGCCAAAGCTGGAGGCTATGACAGAAACATTGAAAGGTGCCGGAGTATCCGGTGAAATTGATATGCCTGTACTGGGGCATTACGCCAGTATGGAAACAAAACTGAATTTCAGAACCGTGGATAAAAATTCCCTTAAAATCAGTGCGACCAAAAGCCAGAAATTAGAAATCCGCGGTGCACAGGAAGTATACAACAAGGCTACCGGAGAAGTGGTGGTGGTACCCGTCAAACTGGTTGTCAAAGGAATGCCGAAATCTACAGAACTGGGCAAATTTGAGATGGGTTCCGGTACAGACAGTTCTCTGACACTGGAAACGATGTACCTGAAGCTCAGCATCGACGGGAAGATAAAGGCGGAAATTGACAAGCTGAACTATATTGCCAATATTGACGGTACTGATTACTTGTCTGATGTACGTACAGCTTTGGGACTGTAATTAAGGCAATAAAAAGTCCCCTCCCGTCTGGAAGGGGACTTATACTTTTATCATCATTGGGTATTGTACCAGCCGTATAAGGCGGAGCCAATAAAGACGGATATAGTAACAATAGTTGTGACAGGAAGTGCATAGCCTGCAGGAAGCAGAAGCGCACAGTAGAACGATGTAACCAATGCAGCAAAAGCAGTTGCCAAAAGCAGAATCGGAAGCAAGAAAAAAATCGTAATAAAACATTCTGCTACGGCCGCTATTGCGGTAAAGCAGATAGATAACGAATTGCGTTTTCCCATACAAAACACTTCCTTTCTGTACTATAGTGTTTTTCTTTATTATATCACGAATGGAGGAAATTTAAATGAGTATGAAACCGATTAAATTAGGAAATAAGCTGACCGTAAATGGTAAAGAAGTAACCAGTGTGACTCTGGATTTTTCCAAACTTACGGGCAGGGATTTGATTAAAGCAGAAGCTGAAGTACGTGCAGATGGCGAGGTCACTCCGTTGCTGACATTTTCACTGAAGTACCAGGCGGCTCTTGCTGCGCGAATGATTGGCATTACATATGATGACATCATGGAAATGAATGCTGACGATTTTTCAAAGATAACCAACAGGGTACTCAATTTTTTAACAAAACAGGGCTGACATTAAAACATCTCCGAAAATGTACAATCCTGTTGGCTAAAGGAACCAGGAGTCCGGTTGAGTTCTATTTACTCATACCGCTTTGGGAATTGGACGAATGGGCGGAAGTACTGCTGGAATTGTATAAAGAAATGGAGAAGAAAGGAGGGAAATAATGGCCGATAATACGTCAGTGCAATTTGTTATTGGTGCAACATTGGCGGCAGGCTTCATGGGGGCCTTTAAAGCAGCGGCGTCCGAAACCAGGATGCTGGCAAACGTGGCAGCCAATGCCCATGCCAAAGAAAAAGAATTGGCACAGCAAAGTAGAGATCTTAATCGGATTTGGGAAAAAGGGCAAATTTCTATCGAACATCATAGAGAAGCCCTGGCGCAGTTGGCCGCTCAAATGGATAAGGTAAAAGCCGCACAGGCTGCCGTTGCCAGACAAAAAGAATTAGGTGCTCAATTTGAATCATACGGGCAGAAACGGAATCAGGCTATAGGTAATATCATGAAGGCGGGAGCTGCCGCTTATACCATGAGCATACCCCTGCGAGATGCCGTTGAAATGGAATCCAGCATGTCCGATGTAGCCAAAGTTGTCGATATGACGGACAATGAATTTGCCGACATGAAAAACAACATTGTAGAGATGTCTACAAGGATTCCGATGTCGGCCAAAGGTCTTGCGTCTATTGTCGCTTCTGCAGGTCAGGCTGGCATCGCGAAACCGGAATTGCTGACATTTGCGGAAGATGCCGCTAAAATGGGTGTTGCATTTGATGTAACGGCAGAACAAGCTGGCGATATGATGGCCAAGTGGCGGACTGCCTTTAAGATGGGACAGTCGGATGTGGTGTCTCTTGCAGATAAAATTAATTACCTGAGTAACAATACGGCATCGACAGCATCTCAGATTTCGGAGGTTGTTACCCGTATCGGCCCGTTGGGTGAAGTTGGCGGGATGGCGTCCGGAGAAATAGCTGCCTTAGGGGCATCTATGATTGGGGCAGGTGTGCAAAGCGAAATTGCTGCAACCGGTATTAAGAATCTTATACTGGGGATGACGGCCGGCGCTGGTGCCACAGCTTCACAGGCGGCGGCCTTTGAAGCATT